ATAGGCGGCCGCCAGCGCTTTCGCCCCACTCTCGCCGAAGGCGCGCGCCCCATCCAGGACCCGTTTGGCGTCATACACCCGCTTGGCCGCAGTCTGTTTCTCCCCTCCGGCGGTCCTGTTCTCCGTCCCGTAGGGGCCGATGTCCCCATCGGCCCGCCGTTCCTCACGGACAGACTCTCTCTTTCCCTCCACGGCCCGGACGCCCGCCTGTCCCTGCTCCTTCTGGAGGACAGCAAGCCAGTTCGCAGCCTGCTTCACCGCCGCCCGGCGCTCTGACTGGGTCATGTCGTTGGAAAGCTCCAGCCCCGTCTGCTGCCGCAGCTGCTCCAGAGCGCTCTCGTCCCTCAGGATCCGGTCCGCCGCCTTGCCGGAGATCCCGTCCGTCTCCGCCGCCGCCCATGCCGCCTGCTCCAGAAGGCCGTTGGCCTCTCTTACCGCCTCCGCAGCCGCGGGGGACCAGGGGCCGGCGCTTCCCATTGCATCGTAGGCCCGGTCAATGGCCGCATCTGCATTCCGCTCCGCACTCCTCAGCCCTCTTGTGGTGTCTGTCCCGCCGATCCCGCCTGCAATGCCGCCCACCGCGCCGCCGACAGCAAAATCATACAGGGCGTCACCCAAAATCTCGCCTGCGTCCAGTGGATCATCGGAGTAGATCGCACGACGAAGGAAGGGGTCGATGATTGCGGACAGCGCCTCCTCCGCGCCCTCTGTCACAAAGCCTGCCGCCGCAGTGCCCGCCCGGTTCAGCAACGCCCGGCTCAGCTTCCCGCCGCCCTTTCGTTCCAGCGCACGGACCATTCCCTCCACTACATCGTCCACCGCGCCGCCGCCGAAGAACTTGGAATTGATCCGGCCCACGTTGCCCAGCATCCCCGTTGCGACCTCCATTGCCGCGCTTGTCAGTCCATAGAGCGCCGCCCGGTCGTCGTTCGCTCCCTCCAGTCGTGCCTTCTGAGAACTTCCTCCGTAACTTCGGACCGCAAGGGGAATCGCAGCGGCTCCGCCGGTCATCGCCCCAAGGCCAATGTCCCCAGCCAGATGGACCAGGCCAGTCCCGGAATCCACCGCAAACTGGCCTGCTGCCCCAATGCCCTCCTTCGCCTGGTCGGTGTCGCGCGCCCCGGACAGGGCGATCTGATCCGCCAGGCCGCGGGCCGCCTCAGCCGACCCTCTTCTCCCTTCCTGGGCCATGGTATAGGTGGCGATCTTTTCCCGGTTGGCCTGGATCATTCCGGTCAGGTCTTCCTCCTCTTCCCGGGTGAGGCTCCCATCCGCGCGCCACGCAGACAGATCCCGCTCCCAGCGGTCGATCTCCTGCTGCCATTCCCGCACGCTGTCCCGGGTAAAATCACGCCACAGCCCACCCTGTGTCCGCGCCGCGTCTCCGCCTGCGTTGGTCAGGGAGGAGAGGTAGGATTTCGCCGCGCCGGAGACGGTCTTTCCGATCCGCTCTCCAATGGACCTCTCCCGGCCCTCCGTCTGCATCTCCGCGGCCGCCTGCTCCAGGACTGGGCGGCTCCGCTCTGCCTGATAGACCTGCTTGTTGACTTTCCGCATCACATCGCCGCTGTCCTGCACCGGCGCCCGGCCCATCATCGCCCGTCTTTTCTCATAATAGCCCTTGGAGAAATCGTCCAGCGCCATTTACCGCACCCCCAACATTGAATCCAGTCCCGGGATCACAAAGCCGCCCGAGCGGCCTCCTTCTTTTTTTCGAAACTTTCTCTTGCCGTCCTCCACATAGCTCTCGATCGCTCCCTCCGCCTCCAGCTGAAGCAGATACTCGTCGCTGACAGGACCGTATCCCAGCTGGATCACAGAGTTCAGGTCCACAGGAACATCGGTCTCCTCTCCGCTGGCCTCCTTGTCTCTGTCCTCTTCCTCATAGTCCTCTCCTCCGCTCCGTCTGGATCTGACCTCACGGGCGGCTCGGGCCAGTGCGTCCTGCTGAACCTGATAGTCCCACTCCTGCTGATACCGCTGGTCCTCGATGGCCTCCCGGTCCAGCTGGTGCTGCCACTCCCTGTCGTACCGGCTGTCATTCACCTGGTCCCGGCCCACACCATAGTTCCATTCCTGGTCATAGCGCAGGTCATTGGCATAGTCTCGGTCCAGCTGGTACTCATAATTCCTCTGGTCCTGGAAGGTCCCATAGGCAAAGTTCCGGTCCGTATTGTACTGGTTCAGGGCGTTCAGGTACTTGTTGTAGTCCCCCTGCTCCAGGGCGGTCAGCATCTCCATGTTCAGCCGCATATTGTCTCCCTCGTCCCGGTACATGGAGTAGGCCAGCTGCTGAAGCTCCGGGATCTTGTCCGTCATCTTGGCGGCGTAGTAGTTCCCCGCCTGCTGTCCGGCCGCCACCGCCGCGGTGGAGGGCATCCCGCCGGTCATGGCCGCCGCCTGCCCCATGGCGTCCGCGTTGGCTCGCTGCCCCTCCCGGGTGTACTGCTTCTGATAGGAGGCGTACAGCGGGTCGGTATCCGGGTCATAGGAGAAGTCCTCCCGGTTCAGGATGGACCCCAGCAGCTCATCGATCTCCCCCTGATACTTGCTGGTGTAGGACGGCGCGCTCTCATAGGTAAATTTCTCCGTGTCCACCTTGGTGGGCCGGCCCGCGATGTTGCTCTGGTTCTTCTTGCCCAGCCCGATGTACTCATTCCCCGCCGCGCCGCCGGAGTAGTTGTACTTCCCCCGGATGGCCTCCGCCGCGTCATGGGCCGCCTGCATCCCGGCCTTGTCCCCCCGCTGGCTGGCCTCGTTCCACGCCTGGCCGTACTTCCGGATCTCATCCAGATCTCGGTCGTTGAGCAGGACACCATCTGCCCCACTGCTATATTTTCTGTTGATCGCCATATCTGCGCCTCACTTTCTCACATAGGAGCCGTCATATAACTCCACCTCAAGGCTCCACAGCCGCCACGATCCATCCGCAGACAACCGCAGGCGGAAGTGGTCACACCGCTGTACTGGGCAGGATAAATAGAACCGGTCCATACTCCCGCCCTTCACTGCATCCACCGTCTCCCATGATCCTCCGTCATACTGGATCTCTGCTGCAACTGTAACCGCCGTGTCAGATGACAGCCGCAGCCACAGCCGCACCGGATACTTGCTGTCGAAGCTGTCCATAGGAATGTCTCCAAACTCCACCCAGCTCCGAACAGCCCCATCCTGTACACACCCCTCTGGGACCTCCGACGGCCTGCCCAGCAGAAGCAGCCGCCCATCCGCCGTCAGGCCATTCACCCCGCCCAGATAGTCCGCCGCCACCAGTCTGGTGCTGTCCTCCCGGTGCCAGACACCCAGGGCCGGGTCATAGACAAATAGCGACCATTCCCCGTTGTCGTCCTCCATAGAGACGTAGTATTTCATCCCGTCGCTCCCCCCCACGGCGTTCCGATAGCGCGCCGTGCCGAAGGGCGCTGATATGCTTCGCGGGATCCCGCCGGAATAGGCCACGATCCCTGCCCGGGACAGATAGAACAGGGTCTCTCCCGCCACCGCCAGGCTCTTCCCGCTCCCGGCGCTCACGCCCAGCGTGGCGCTTGCCATCACCTGATAGTTGGTGGGCCGGTCTCCATAGACTTTAAATACCTTGTCCTCCTTGAAGAATACCGGATACCCCAGGAAGCTGGTACAGGCTGTAAAGTTCCCTGGTGTTCCAGTATCCACGCTCCAGGCGTCGGTGCTCACCCCATCGAACACATTCCAGTTGTACGGATCCCCCAGCTTGCTGCACCAGATGGTGTCCCCCTTGCCTCCCCACAGGCGGTTGTCATCAGAGCACATCACATCAAAGTCCGGGACGCTTCGCTGGAGGGTTACCGTTCCCGCCTCCGTCACGGACCCGGAGCCCAGCGTAAAGCTGTTCTCATAGAACCGCAGGGTCTTGCCGTCCTCGCTGATCTCCCGGACGATCAGGGTCAGGTTGTTCTTCGCCTCAGCGCACCCAGAAATCGTCACTCCATCCCCGGCCCGGAAGGGGAACACTGCCCCCGTGGTGGTGATGCTGTTGGCCTTGGCCGGCTTCCCGGCAAAGGTCCCGTCTCCAAACACCAGCCCTTTTGCAGAATACTCCGCCTCCAGCCGCTCCAGTTTTCCGTCCGTGGTGTATACCACCTTATCCGGCCAGATCACAACCCGGCCGCTCAGGGCCGCGAAGAGCTTTTGGCTGTCTACTACCGTGCCCTTTTCCACCCCATCTACCAGCAGCCGCGTCCCGTCCACCAGGAAGCGCTTCCCCGCGCAGAACAGGCCGTTGGGCTTTGCCACCGTGGTAACCGTCCACCTGGGAGGCCGGGAAGCCAATACCGGAGCATGGTCCCCGGTCAGGTTCTCCATGTCCCAGATGTACCCGTCCTGCGCCCCCAGCCTGTGGTCGTATCCGCCAAACTGGGACAGGCGGAACCGCCCACGCCCTCCGGCGCTGGGAAGCGTCGGAACTGCGTTACTCCCCATCCTCCGCCGCCTCCCTCTGTTCCGCCTGGCCTGCCAGTTCAAATGCCCTACCCAGCCGGCCCTTAGCCAGAGCCATCCGCTCCACATTCTCCCGGCACACCGGGATCTCCTGCACCAGCATCAGTGCTTCTCGGATCTCCGTCTGGATCTCGTTCATGCCGCTTCTCCTTTCACCTGTTTCTCCAGCCTCTGGAGCCTGGCCCACAGGATAGCCAGAAATTCGCTGTACCGAAGCATATAGAGGTCGTTCCCGTCCTCGTCTTTTGCCTTAATGAACCCTCCAAACTCCACAGAGTCCACCCCCGCCGCCTGCATAGCAGCCTCCACATCCTGGGCAATGAATCCCACATGGTATCGGCCAGAGGTCCCATCATTCAGCTTGTACCGCACCGGCTCCACCTTGGACATCATGGTCAAATACTTTTCCGGCAGTGACTCGATGCTGTTTTTCCGGTTCCGGTCCGACGTCTGGATGGTGGAGTTGTTGGCGTACACATCTGACCATGGATAGCCGGAGGTCCCACAGGAGTACGTCCCAGACCGGGACGAACGGATGTCCGCTCCAAAGGAGGCCTCAGCCGTCAGCTGCATATACCCCCCGTCTCCCGCCTCCATGTATACGGCACCGTAGTTTGCCATGATGGCCACGGCCCCGCTGTCGATGGTCAGGGCCCGTCCGTTGTAGGAGGATGCGCCTGTCAACGTCAGGCTCCCAGCTGTCCGTCCACGCCCATCCAGAAGGTTGATCTCCCCTCCCTCCAATGTAGAGGCTCGGACTGTGCCCGTCTCAATCATCTCCCCATCAATGTGGGTGGTTCCCGGATAGACCCACCTGTCCACCGTGTTCTCCACCCCTTGGGCCATAGACTGGGCCTCCTCTGCCATAGAGTAGGCGTTGCTGATGTCATTTTTGACGCTGGAGGATAGGTCTGAAAAGGTGATTGCACCAGTCAGATCCAGTCGGTCGGCGGAAATCGTTCCAGTCTTGATGCACGCCCCATCGATGGTGGTGGTCCCGCCGGACAGCCCCGTGTAGGTGACCAGTCCGCTCATGCTGATGACCTGGCTTGCGATGGACACCCCGCCGGCCAGCAGCTTCACTGTGCTGCTGGTGCTCCCGTTGGAGACCGAGAGGGAGATGCTCCGGGCATACTGGTCCACTTTGGACACATTCTTTTCTGCGTCAGAGACCCGGGTGGATAGCTGGCCCGCCGTCAGGGTCAGCCCGGCCACATCCCCCTCCACGTTCTCCACCCTGGCCCGGATCCCGTCCGTGTCGGCGGACAGGTCCAGCAGGTTTCCCTCCAGGCTCTCCAGTTTCAGATACACCGGCTCCGTGATGGTCACGCCCAGCCCCGCCAGCTCCGCTTCGTTCCAGTTCCCTGCCCCCAGGTTGTTCAGGGTATAGCGCAGCTGCTCCAACAGCATATACAGATAGTTGGTCACCCTGTCCAGCTTCGCCTCGCTGCTCTCTCCCGCTGTAAACGTGGGAAAATTAAGGTCGGCCGCCAGCATACTTCCCGGCATCTTCTGCTCCTTTCCATTGCATCACATGGCAATCTTTAAATACTTACTGTTTGCTTGGTTGATCCACCCTTTTCGAACGTCACCTTTGATGTGGACACTCCTTCTCTGCCATCATCTTTTTCGAATGTGTACGTTCCATATCGGTTGACAAATAGATAATATGTGTAACCTGTGTCAACACTCTTCCACGGAGCGCTCCATCTGACCCCGTTGGGCCCAGACATATCCAGTGATTCTGTTCCGGCATTAATATACGTCTCGACTGTAATATACAAGTTCGGCGTCTCCTCCGGGTCTGTTCCGCCTCCGCCCGAACCGCCCACAATAATTGGGTTAAAAATCATGCCTGCGCCACCTCCTGTATTGCAATATAGACCGCAATCGTCTTCGTTGGTACTGTCTGACATTTAAAAGTCAGGCTGTTGGCAGATTGGCCAGTACATGAAATTCCGGCAGCGGTGTACGCATCACGGCTGTCCGACGCGGGCATGGGCATGATGAGCTGCTTACTCTCGTCGGCTAGCACGCCAGGAACTGTGAGTGTTTTGGTAAAGACTGTTCCACTAGCCGTTGGTTCTTTTGCCCACCCAGATGTTGTGAGTGTGTACTTATTTCCTTTTGGTCGCAACCCAGCCCCGTCCAGTGTATAGGTCGAACCGCTCTGACTGCCCTTGATTCCGCCCGTAGCATTCAGAGTCAGTGCGTTTACGCCATTGATCGTGGCGTTTTTGCCTGGTGTTCCAGCGGGGCCAGTCGCCCCAGGCGTACCGTCCTTCCCGGCAGGCCCCTGGATGCCCTGTGGCCCCTGCTTTCCATCCGCTCCAGCAGGTCCGGCAGGCCCGCGCTCCCCGGCGGCCCCGTCCTTCCCTGCGGGGCCCTGGGGACCTCTCAGCCCCTCCAGCTGCTCCGGCGTAAAGTCGGAGTAGACAAACGGGTCTCCTTTCGGCCCCTGCGCCCCGTCCTTGCCGGATATGCCCTGGGGGCCCGGGTCTCCCTTTTGCCCCTGGGGACCCTGTTCGCCTGGGTCGCCTTTCGCCCCCGGAGCGCCGTCCTTCCCCGCAGGTCCCTGGATGCCCTGCGGCCCCTGCTTTCCATCCACTCCAGCAGGTCCGGCCGGGCCGCGGGCTCCTGTCTCGCCCTTTGGTCCCTGGGGACCTGTCTCGCCTCTGGGGCCCTGCAGCTGTCCCTGGCTCACCCACGCGCCTGCTCCGCCGGTGGTGTCCCACATATAGATGGTGTAGGGCGCTGTCGCCCCAATGTTGTACATATCGCCCTGTTTTGGGGCCGTGACGGAAGACTTCAGGGCATCCAGGCTCACATAGGTCCCAAGAATATCAAGCCCCGTCCCGGTCTCGCCCTTTTCTCCCTGCGGCCCCCGAGGGCCTTCGGGTCCTGTCGCCCCCTGTTCGCCGCGTTCTCCCTTGGGCCCCTGGACCCCTTGATCCCCCTTTGGCCCCTGTGCCCCGGTCTCGCCCTTGGGTCCCTGTGGCCCCTTGGGACCCTGGACCCCCTGGCTGCCCTTGGGTCCCTCCGGTCCGGTCTCGCCCCGGTCCCCCTTCAGGCCCTGTGGGCCCCGAGGGCCCTCCTCACCTTTAGGCCCCTGAGGACCTCGCTCCCCGGTCTCACCCTTCGGACCAACGGGCCCCTGAGGACCTGTCTCTCCGGCCTTTCCCTGCGGCCCTGGATCTCCCTGGATCCCCTGCGGTCCCTGAGGGCCCTTAGGGCCCATCTCGCCCCGCTCTCCCTGAACGCCCTGGGGTCCCTGGAAGCTCCCGGCGTCCGTCCATTGGCCGCTCTGGCTGTCCCACCAGTACAGGTGGGTCCCCACCAAATAAGCTTCCCCCTCGGTCCCCGTGGGGTGCTCCTGCTTCAGCTCCTCAAGGGTCTCATACTGCCCCAGCCATAGCACATTGTCGCCCTTTTCTCCTCTGGGGCCGACCAGAGACTCCAGCCATTCCAGCTCCGTCCCCTGGAACCCGTGCTTCACTGCCACAGCATACGCACTCAGATACCAGAAGGGCTTTGTTCCACGCCCCTGTGCCACGATGGAGCACGGGCGGCTCACCAGTGCCTCCAACGTGATCGGCAGCTGGTTTCTGGCATACCACTGCCGGTAATCCAGCTCCTTCTTGCTGTACATCTCATAGCTGTTTCGATACCGCTCAAACTCACCGTTGGAGTAGTACACCATCGCCTCAAGATAGTGGACATACATCTGGTCCCAGGGGAAGGGTACCAGCAGCTCATGTTCTTCGTCCTGCGGCAGCGTATAGCTGGCCCAGCCGTCCCCCTTGTAGAAATCCAGCATCAGCCGTCCGTCCAGTTCACTCAGCCATCGGACCAGCATACTGTCCGCCACCGCGTTTCCAGAGAGCTCCCGCACCTGGCTGATTGCTTCCCTGATCTTCATAAAAACCTCCATTCGACCCATAGATTGATTTTTCTTCCCTTGTCAAACATCTGTTCCAATGTTAAAATACTGACAAGAGGTGATATGAATGGGTGCGTATCTCAAGCCATTTTTCTCCCTGCTCCACGAGGCCATAGAGGCCCCGGAGCGCCACCGCCAGAAGGCGGAGCTGGAACGGAAAACACAGCTATACATACAGTGCATCCGGGAAGGCCGGGATCCATACTCCGAACCCGGTCTGGTCAATCCTCCCAAAAAGGGCCTCTGATTTGGCAGTGCGTTGGCACTGCCATTTTTTATAAACGGCGCAGCGGGGCCGGGAAGGGAGGAAAAGGTCCCGTCCAAACCTCGCTGCGCCGTGTCGCAGCCGCCTGGGGATTCGCGGCAGGTATTCATTTTTTGTTACACCCCGCGGGCCTTGGCCTCTTCGGCATAACGGTTGCTCTCCTGGTCAATGAGGTTCGCAGTGGCGGTGTCCTGGTTCATGCTCTGTTCCAGGACCTCGGCAAACATCCGCTTGATCTCTACCGTCTCGCCCCGCTTGATCTGGACCCGCTCGCCGTTCACGGCCACAAAAACGTCGTCCTTGTACTTGCCGTTGTCCTTGAACAGGCGAATGGGCACCATATCGTCGTAGGGGTCATGGGCAAGGGCGGCATTCCCCTCCTCAGCAGCTTTTACTCCCGCAGCGGCTTCCGCCTTGGCATCCGCTACGATTGCAGCTGCCTTTGCCCGGGCCTCTTCCAGGATCTTTTCTGCCTCGGCAGCAGCGTCCACCTGTGGAGTCGCATCC